TGAGCGCGATGTAGGAGCCGTCGCAGTCGCAGCCGCCTCCGCAATTGAATATCTCGCGTTGCAATTCCGACTGACCCGGCCTTGAACCGCCGCAAGGCGCAACCCAAAGCAGCTTCACGTCGAGCTGAGGTCCAGTCGGGAGCTGCGGATTCATCAGACTGAAGCTGTCCCAGTTCGCCGTGCAATTGCAAGCGCACGGGCAAGCCTGGCACAACGGATTCATAAAGCACTCGCAGGCTTTCCCGAAAACGGGACCGCCTGTCTGCGGAAGTTGTTTCCTCAAGCCGGTTCCGCACTCGTTGAATCCGTCGAAGACGTACGTCGCGGACCCGACGATCGGAGATAGGGGGCGCCTGTAGACGCCAGCCGGATATACGACCGCGTTCCCGCAAAGGTAACTCCCGAGCGCCTCACAGGCTTCGACCTCGTAGTATTCGACCGCCCAAAACCCCTGGTAGGGCAATTCGCACCACTCGCTTTGTTTCCGCGGGTCGGCCGGCAGGCAATTCCGGACGGGCCACGAATATCCGGCCGACGGCACCCAGGGATTTTCGCTAGTGCAGGGCTCGCATCCGATGTCGGGGTCGCAGGGGCTGCATCCCTCGTAAAACGGGGGATTCGTTTCCCAGCTTGTGCAGGACGTAGGGTTGCATTCCAGAACCTCGTAGTCAAAGAAGTTGCACGTCGAAGGGAACATCGTCGCCTCGACCGTCAACGTGAAGGGCTGCAATCCCTTCGACTGGCAGTCGGCGTCGATGGCCGGGCAGTTGCCATCCGGGCAATCCTGCGGACCGCAGCAGCATTGCTTCTTGTTGCTCACTTCTTGCTCTTGCGGCAAACGACGTAACCGGCGATGAGCCCGCCGAGGGCGCAACATCCGGCGAAGAACAGGTTTCCGAGCGCGTCAGCGAGCGTGGGCATGGCGGGACTTTCTCTTGGTCTTGCGGGTGGACTGCCAGTTGCTCCCGATGGCGCAACCGGAAACGAAAGCGACGGCCAACGTGAGGAACAGGAGGATCGACGCCTGGTCGGTGGTCATTTCTTGAGCCTCGTATGAATGATGTAGCCGATGGCCGCGGCGCCGCAGATTCCCGCGGCGACGGCGGCGTATTGGATCGTGTCGAGGAGCTGCGACCGCTCGTCCTCGACGCCCGGGAGCGCCGCGTGAACCTCGGCCGCCGCGGCGTGGATGGCCTCGAGGTCTGCCTGGGCGACCTCAAGGTGCCTCTGGGCGCTCGAAGCCCGCTGCCGCACCACGTTGGTCTCCTCGGCGATCCGTGCGGACGCCGAGCAGCTCGACAGCGCGAGGATGGCGAGGACGCGGATCAAGGGTCTTCCTGCTCCTGCTGCGGAGCGACGAATACGTCGTTCGCGAGGTCGTAGGTGTCACCGATCCCGGCATGCTTGCCGCGGTACTTGCCGTCGACCCAGCTCTGCACCCACAATCCGCCGAGCGTGGATACGCACCATGCAATGGACGGCGCGACGATGACCCGCACGACGATCCCGTCTCCGTTGATTTCTGCCGCGTGAATCATGCCGTGTAGCTCCCTGAGCTGACCCATTTCACGACGGTGAACGCTCCGTCGGTCGTGACTGTCGGGCTTCCCGTGGTGGTTCCGGTGTAGACGGCGGTGGGGATTCGCATGATCACGACGCCGCTGGCTCCGGTGGACGTGATGACTCCGACATTGTTGCCGCCTGCCCCGCCGCCGCCGCCGCCGGAACTTGTGATCGGAGCCGTGGGCGCCGTCGAAAGGGTTCCGCCGTTGCCTCCGATTCCGGACCCGCCGGTGCCGCCGGTGCCGCTTCCATACACGGCGCCGCCTCCGCCTCCGCCATAGTTCACGGATGTTCCGGTGATGCTTGAGGCGTACGCCGTTCCACCGGCACCGCCCGTACTGGTGTTGGCGGGAGCCGAGCCTGCTGATCCGCCTCCGCCTCCGCCGCCGCTCGGAGCGGCGCCGCCGGTGTTCATGCCGCCGCCTGCGTAGCCTTGGCCCGAGATTCCTGATCCTCCGACGGCACCGGCTGCGGCCCGAGCGCCGCCGCCGCTTCCTCCCGAGTTTCCGTTGTTGACCCCGAATCCGTAGCCGCCGTAGCCGCCGCCGAACGCAGTCGTGGCTCCGAAGGAGCTGTTTGAGCCGTTGGAACTCGAGCTCGAAGAAGCCGCTCCGCCGCTGCCGACCACCACGACGTAGTTCGTTCCTGCGGCGAGCCCGAGCGAGGTTTCGATCACGCCGCCGCCGCCGCCGCCGCCGCCGCCGTTGCCGCCACCACCGCCGCCGCCGGCGACGATCAGCAGATCAGCCGACAGGCCACCGGCCAGCGCACTCCGCCGCATCATTGAGCCCATCATGGGATTGCCTCCGCCGTGAATCGCACCGGGACGGTCGCGATATGCAGGTTCTCGCTGTTTGCCGTCGGGTCCGCGTACAGGATCAGGCTCCCCCACGATGCCTTGGTGATCCCGCCCGTCTGGGAAGCCGTGAAGATCACTTGGGCCGTGCCGCCCGCCTGGCTGATGACGCTGAACGACGCGGCGCTGATGGAAGCCGAGCCGACCGTGATGACGGCCCGCGGCGTGTATCCGCTCCAATTGAAATTCTGCCCGCTGTCCGCGTTGTGGACATGGAACGAGACTTCGTGGTTCTCGCCTCTCACGATCACCTGTTCAGGGAGCGGGGTTGCAAGATCGAGGTTCGGCATCAGACTCCTTGTTCCTGCGGTTCGCAATGCACGGGGTTCGGTCGATCAAAGAACGGATACATGGTTCCGGCACGGTCGTAGACGATGAACACAAGCACTTCGGCGCTCAAGTTCGTGGTCGGCCACGCCGTGCCGTCCCAGATGCTTCCCACGGGGCCAATGGTCGCGAGCGGGTTCGACAGGTCGTTCCCGTCGGCGAGAGATGCCGTGTTGTATTGCTCTCGGAGGTTGTAGACCTTGTCGAACAGGAACCGCTCGTCCGCTGGCATCGGGATGCTCGAGAGCCCGGTCGGCGAGAGCGGGATCCACGTCTCGCACTCGTAGCTCCATTGGTTCGGGTTGATGGATGTCGCGGACTTCAGCTTCACGAGGCCGTGCGAGATGATCTGCGGGCGGACGAGCTGCGAGGTCGCCCATTGAATCCCTTGGGCGTTCTGCGTCGCCAATTCGGAACCGTTTGTCCATTGGTTCGCCACGACACGGTTTGCCGAGCCGAATAGTCCGTTCGCGAAGATGGGACGGTGGAACGTCATACGTACGGGGGTCCCGACTTGGTGAACTGCTCTTTCGTCGGGGAAAGAAAGGCGTTGTTGAAGTCGATCTTTGTCGGGTACTCCTGATAGAACCCGACCTTGTCCGTCTGGAGGATCATCTGCCCCGCGAGCGTCGCGCCGGGCTTGAGAACTGGCGCCCCAGTCGCGTTGACGATGGGCACCTGCACCAGGTGGAACATCTCGTCGTACACAAACGTGACCGAGACTCGCCACCACTCATTGTCGAGCGTCGCCGTCGCGCCGGTGCATAGCACCGTGCCAATGGGCCAGCCGAGGAACGCGGCGGAGTTCCGCTTGTTGATGTAGGCGTAGAGCGCCGTCCAATTCGGATCGTCGGCCGTCGTGGCGCCCGACCCCGTCGGCGTTCGGTCTTGCAGGTACTCGATCTGTATGTATTGCTGTGCAATCGACCGCGTCTGCGGGTTTCCGTTGGTGTCGACCTTGGTTCCGGCGATGTCAACGACGGACCCGGGCCACGTCACGTCGCCATTCGCAGGCATCGTCGGGTTGAGTCGATAGAACGCCGCCTTCCGCGAACTGGTTGTCCGCGTCTGCTTGACGTATTCGGCGCCCCACGTATCGTCGTTTCTCCATCCGAAATGGTAGGTGGAGCATTGGGCTCGAACGTCCCAGGAGTATGGCCGTTCACGCATCGGCGTGGTCGTGATGCTTCGGACCACGAACTCCTTGAGATAAGGATCGGACCCGGAAACAGCCGACGGGATTCGTTGCTGCGGGCGAACTGGAATCGCCCCGCCATATTCCAGAAACAAGTCTTCCTCGGTGGGCGGGACTTCTGCGGGTGCCGGAATCCACACGACTCGGTAGTGCAGCTCAAGGGTGCTTTCGCCCCATCGGTCGGTGAACCTCCATTGGCGGCTCTCTGGCACCTCGACGACTGAGATCGGCATTTCAGGTTCCCCCCAACTTTCGCTCCATCGACTCCAGGGCCCGCGTCTGCCGCTCCATCAGCCCCGCCTCGTCGTAGAACATTCCCCGGGCGCTGCCGCCCTGCGAGAAGCCTTCTCCGCTCAGGTACTGCGGCATACCGGCTGCCTCGAAGGCCGCCTGCGTCATGGTCCGGTTTGATTCCGGGTTGCCGACGTTGGCAAGGAACTGGTCGAGCACCGCTCCGCCGACCGCCTTGGTGGTTTCAAGAAGGCTCGAAAAGAACGCGCTGCCAGCCGCGATGTCCGGGGCCATCGTTTCCTCGCGGCGCATCCTTTCCTCTAGGCGCATCTGCTGCTCACGCACCTGTGCGGCGGCACCGGCGCCGAACAGGCTTCCCGTCCGCTGCTCGGCCACGATCTTCGCCGCGTTCAGCTCGGCCTTCGCATCGATGGCCTCCGGGGAATACTTGAACGCCGCCGCGTTCAGCTCCTCGATACGCCCCGTGATCACCCCGAGCACCGATTGCAGCACCGAGAAGCCAGCCTGGGCGACGCTGATGGACGCCGACAGCGAGGTCGCCGTGGCCGTCGTGGCCGCCGAGCGGTTCATGCGTTGAAGCTCGCGGTTGGTCGCGGCGACGCCGCGGACCACGCCGCTCGTATCCATGTCCACCTGAATCGTGGATTTCAGGCTGCGGTCAGCCATGTCCGCCTCCCTTCAGCCAGGGGAACAGCTGCTGCGGACGGCGGCCGGTCAGGGCACAGGCGATGACCCCAAGCAGCCATTCCTGCCGCTCGTCCGTGGTCATTTCCTGCGATGCAATTCCGACGGGCATATTCAGGCGTCCTTCGTGGTCGGCGATTCGCCAGAGGCGTCGCTCGACCCGGCTGTAGGGCGGACGGCGTTGACCTCCGCAAGCACGGCCGCGGCGACATCTGCCCGGATGCGCCCGGCGTCCTGTGCGTTGGTCAAGAACGGCGTCCCGTCGGCGCACGTCACGCAGGCCGTCCACCAATACGGGTCGAGCGAGGCGCGCTGTGCGTCGGCAAGGGTCGGCTCGCGCACGACGAGCTCGCCGAGGTCAGGGATCGTGACCTTCCGGCTCCGGGCCGTGACCTTGGACAAGTCAATCGGCACTTACTGCTCCTCCCACGTCAGCTCCCAGACCGCCGGGCCGGTTCCGTCGTCGGAAACCGTCGCCCCGGTGATGTGGATGTTGAATGCGTTGGTGCCGGAGCCCCACTCGTCGAAGGACTTGCTCCCTTGGTCGACGTACTTGAGCGTCAGCGACGCATAGGTCGCCGTGGCGCCTGCAAGGTCGGCCGGGAACAGGTGACTCCGCAGCGCATCGTCCGCCGCACCGTCCTGACGATAGACGGTCAGGGTGCCCGACCGTCGGATGCGACCCGGCAGGCGCTTCTCCCGGTAATCGGAAAGCTGCGTGAAGTCGAGCGATGCGCGTTCGACGTTCATGGTGAACGACCGGACTGGGTAAATGCCGCCGATGGCGGTGACGCCGCTGAACGTGACGATTCCGCCGTATCCCGCAATGAAGGCCATATCAGACTCCTTGGATCGTGAGGGTGATGGTGCCGACGCGCTCGTCGCCTTCGGAGCCGTCTGCCTGCGATTCGGTACGCATCGTGAAGGACACGCCGACCGGCCTGAGTGTCGCGAAGCTCGCGCCAAGCGCCGTCGGGCTGTCCCAATACGAAATCAAGTCATCGGCCACCTGAATGACGGCCAGCGACGTATCGCCGAAAATCTGCACCTCGACTGTCGCCGTCCATTGCAGCCCGACGGTGGATGCGAGCATCCACGCGCAATCCGCCGAGGTCAACTCCCACACAACCGCCGGGGTGTCCGACGAAGGCCGCCGCATCCCGACCGAGACCGGGCGGGTGGTCGCGTTGTTCAGGTGCTCCTGGACGGCCTTCGCCACCGATTCGAGGGTGATCGGCATCAGGCACCGGACCTTCCGAGCTTCGCGAGCTCCTTGTGCGCCTCAACGAGCGTCTGGTCGGAAAGCTGCTGCATGATCCGTGCAAGGGAACTTCGTGCCCACGCGAACGAGATGTAACGCCCGGTGATCTTCCGCTTCGCGGTCTTGTGCCGGAAGCCGTTCTCCAACAGGTGGAAGATGCGCTGCCGCCCACGGGCGAGGGCCGCTGCCTTGGCTCGCTTGCCGTAGCGGACGCCAATCCGGGCCCGGATCGGGGCCGACGGGCCGGAACCGGCACGGCGAACGTCGAGCTCGGTCGCGGCCGAGATCGCCAGCCGGTGCTTCGCGCTCGGGCCGCGGAAACTGGCCCGCAGCCACCGACCGGCGAGCTCCTTGACGTACGGCGACAGGACGCGGCGGGCAGCCCGCTTCCGGACGTTCTCGTTCAGCCTCGGGGGCAGCTTCGCGAGCGCCTGGCGGACGGACTCGCCCTGCACCCTGATCCGGAGCAGGTCGCGCTGCGGCTGCGTCTTCAGGAAGCCGAGGCGGATCACAGGACGACCTCCACGGCGACGATCTCAAGGGTCCGCTGCCGTTGATCGCGGTCGGTGCACGACCGGACGTTCAGGTACCGGACGGTCCCGCGGTCGGTCCAGAGCAGCCGGGAACGGGTGCTCAAGTTCGGGTGCCAGGCGGCGAGCATCCGGTAGGTGGTTTGGACGGCCGGGCCGCCGTCATCCACCGACTCCGAGGTGTCCATCTGCTCAATGTGCGCCGGGACGGCGGCGACGGACAGCCACGCTTCCGAGTTCTGGCCGAGGGAATCGACCGTGACGGTGGGATTCTGCACCGTCACCATCTGCCGCATCATCCCTCGGGGGACGTGGTTCACCCGATGCCCTTGCCCATCATGGCGGAAATGCGGTCGAAGTAGTCGCTCGACAACGTGAACGTATCGTCGCCTCGCGACTGAACGTGCTGCGTCACCCGTTGCAGCAGCATCATTTCGAGCAGCGGGTTCAGGGTGTTCGACCCGGCAGTCAGGCGGAGCGTCGCCGGGTACGTCACCGAAAGCGTGTCAAGGCTCGCGTAGGTCAGCCCGTTGATCTCTCGCAAATTGAGCGTGAGAAACAGGCCGCCGCTGAGGGCAAGTTCGCAGAGCGTCACCGGCTGCCGTTCGAGCCGGATGAGCCTTTCCTCGTTGGCAGGCTCCGACGCGACGTACTGGTAGCGCGTGACGGGATCCACGCACCACCCCGTCCGCTCCTCCACCTCCCGGACGGCGGCCTCCCACGCGATTTGGATCGCGGGATCGTCCGCTTCGTGCGGAATCCGTGCCCACGCTCGGAACTTGGCGATGTCGATAGGCATCCGGACTCCGGGGAGCCGGGGGGCCCGGCCGTCGAGCCGGGCCCCCCTGCCGATGGGAGGAGAAGAATCAGGCGTTCGTGACCTGGAGCTGCACCAAGGACTTCACGCGGGTGAAGGCCGAGTTCGCGAACGTCATGCCCTGGAAGATCACGCGGGCGCTGCTCGCCGCCGTGATCTCGTCGCGGATCATGCCGACGCCGCCCCACTCGCGGATCGAGAAGCCCTCGCTGATGTTGCCGAGGACCGCGACCACGTTCTTGCCGGTGCTCGCCGTCGCGACGTGCGCCGGGAGGTACTCGGTGACGTAAACGGGCAGGCCCATCAGGGTGAACGGCGCCGCGTTCTGGAGCACCTGGTAGTCGGAGCTCGGGACGAAGAGCGGGACGTTGTTCGCCTTGAGGCCCGCGAGGGCCGCGTAGGCGTCCTGCGGGAGAATCCACGCCGCCGAGCCCCAGTACGCCGCCGGGAGCTTCGTGTAACGCATCTCAGTCAGCTTGTCGAGCGTAATGCCCGCCGTGATCGCGAGGGCACGGGTCGTGCCGGTCGAGGTCGCGGTCGTGATGTGGGTATTCGCGTTGACCGTGAAGATGCCGGTCGGCGCGTTGGTGCCCGAGCCGCCGACGTAGCCCCATTCGAGGTTCTTGGCGAGCTGACGCTGAAGGGCGTCCATGACCTCGGCCTCGACATCGAAGTTCGCCTGGCGGATCAGCTGCTGCGACACCTGCGTCGCGGGCAGGCACGGCACCGGCGAGATCGGCACCTCGGCGAACGCCGGGTCGATCAGGGTGCGGGCCGTCGTGCCCGTGTCGGGCTGCGTCCACGCCGACTGGTAGTCGTTGGTCGCCATCGTGTTGTAGCGGAGGGTCGGGTAGCCCTGAACGCCCGTGCGGAGGTCGGCGAGGTTGCGCACCACGGTGTTGGCGTCGAGGTACTTAAGGATGCCGTCCTCGTAGAGCTTCGGGATGAGGATGGAGCTCGACGCCGTCGAGATCAGCTCGCGGCTTTCGGGAGCCCGTCCGCCCTTCAGCCATCCGAGGAACTGCTCGCGGTACTCGCCGCTCGCCCGCCACTCGGTCGCCTGGTCGCGCTTCTCGGCGACGATCTTCGAGGTCGCCGCGTGGCTCGCGAACTTCTCGCGGAGCTCCGCCGCGGACCGCTTCTGGTTCAGGTCCTTCAGCTCGTCGAGCAGCTCGTTGGCACGGGCCTCCTGCTCGGCGGAAATCTGGTCGGTGGCGAGGATGCCGTTGACCTCGGTCTCGATGGCCTTGCGGCGCTCAATGATCTCGGACTGCTTCATGTGTGGAGCCTCAGTCGCAGACGAAGCCGGGCAAGCGCCGGGCTGTAGGTGCGTGCTTCGGCGCTCGTCTGCGGATATGCGCCGTTTTGGACAATGGAGACCTCGCGAAGATCGACCTCGCGAAGTGTTCGCTCGGAGCCGTTCCAGGCGTCCGAGCGGACGAAGAATCCGAAGCTCATCTCGGTCAGGACGCCCGCCTCGACCAAGGCGCGAACGTCCCGGGCCCGCTGCGTGTCGGGAAGATTGACCTCGAACGCGAGGCCGCGTTCGTCGCTGTCGAGCTTCAGCAGGCCGCTCTTGGAATTGGCGATGAGCTCGCGACGGTCGTGCCCGACGAGGAGCTCGATGTTCTGCTCCAGGCTGCGGTCGAACGCGCCGCGGGCGACGCGCTCGACGAACGGCTTGCCGTTGTTCACGCCTCGCACGACGAGCGGGTGGCTCGGCGCGTCGTACACGGCCGCGTAGCCGCCGAGCTTGCCGTTGTCGCGGACGAGGGTCGCGGTGCGGACCTCAAGCATCGGGCGACTCCCCTTCCTCCTCGGCATCGGGGCCGACGGCCGCGGATGCGCCACCGGGCATGGTCACCCGCGGCTCGTCGAGCCCCGCGACGGGCGGCAACCCGAGGTAGTGCCGAGCGTCGTTGGGCGACATGACCCCGGCGAGCACCAGCTTCGAGAACGCCATCCCCGCGTCCCGGAGGTTCCCTCTGGTGATCGGGGTCACGTCGATGCGAACGTGCTCGCCGGGCCGGCAGAGCTTCCGCGTGAGCTCCGACTCCCACGCGGTTGCCCATGCCGCGATGGCGCCGTCGGCGTACGCCCGGGCCGTCTCCGCCTGGCTCGAAAGCGCCCCGCCGCCCTGCTGAAACAGCATTTCGGGCGGGACGCCGAACGCCCTGGCGATCTCCTGCACGGAGAACCGCCGGGACTCAAGCATGGAGCCCGAGGTCTCCTGGCTGATCTTCTCCGCCTTCATCCCTTCGCGGAGGATCAGCGGCCGCGATGCGCCGTCGGCGGTCGCGTGCATGGTCGTCCAGGCGTCGCGGATGGCCTGCACCGTCTGGTCGGACATCCCGCCCGGGTGCATGATCGCCACCTTGCCCATGCTGCCCGTCTTGACGAGCGACTGGTGCGCCCCGTTCTCGTCGGCTGCGAGCTGCATGGCCTGCCGGGCCGCGTCGAGCGGCGACCGGAACCACACGGGATTCAGGTAGTCGGGGTAGCACCCGACGTGCAGCACCTGGTCGGCCGCGAGCTGCACGTTGCCGATCCGGTAGATCGGGCCGTCATCGGTCGCCTCGCCGGTCAGGGCGTCGGCGGGCACCGGCTGAAGCTCGGCGACCGACCCGTCTGCCCCGCGGCGGATGATCGCGATGCCGTTGCCGTGGGTCAGGGCGACGGCCGTCGTGTACCGCCGGAACTCGTAGCCCGTCTGCCACCGGCTTGCCTCGCGGTTCATCAGCGCCGCGACCGGGTGGTCGGGAATGCGCTGCATCTGGCTGTCGTAGACCGTCACCGGGAGCCGGGCGATGTCCGCCGAGATCAGGTTCGTCGCACGGACCACCGCCGGAATCGCGTCGGCAGGCGACGTGACGATGGGCTCGGGTCGCGTGTAAATCGCGACGCCCGACTTGAATCCGAAGAACCGTGCAAAGAAGCCCACGGTCGCATAGAACACAAGTGCCCCGACTCGTCAAGAGCAAATCCGGCAAACACGGACTATCCGATGGGGCACGAACTCGCCGACAGCCCGCTGTGCGTCCGGACTTGGTGGTGCTCCATCAGCAGCGCCGCCATGTTCCCGGCGACCACCGCGTCGGTATTGCCTGCCGACCGGCCCTTCACCGGCCGCACGTTGCCCACGTTGTCGGCAATCAGCCGCACGGCGTTCAGCGCCGACCGCAGGACCGGGTCAGGCTCGTAGACGAGCTGCCGCGACTTCAGGAGGTCGCCCCAGAGCTTCCACGCAGGAGCCATCGTGCGGATCGACTGGTCAATCGGGACAATCGGCCAACCCTTGTCGGCCCACCGCTTGATGTCCTTCGCCTGGCTCGGGTGCGGGTCCACCCCGATCTTTTGGACACTAAATCGGCCCATCAGGTTCTCAATCTCTGCT